GCCAGAGCGTCTGGGGGACCTGTGCAAGTGCAACAGTCCCCCAGTCCAAGTTTTACCTTGTCTGACCACGCTAATTAAATGTGTGACTCCTTGAAACCTTCGGCAGCGCCAAAGGAAAAATTCCAGAATCCCACAGGATACGGCGCGGCCAAATTCACATCTTTCGATGCACCCATGCGGCCACAGCATGGTAGATAGTTTTCACACCCTTCTCAAGGTGGAACTCCTAAAGTTCTAGGGGTTCGGGGCTACAGTTTCGTAATACATACGAGGAAGACCTGTCCAAAAGTAAACTTGGAAATCTTCCCCAGTAGCTACATGGGAATCAACTGATGTATAGGTAGTAGTACTGCCTTTTATATTAAATTGATAGCCCTCCATGTAGGAAAGAATTTCAGTTGTATAGTCCTGAGCCTTACCCGGTACAAATCGGATAGGAGCATAGTACGGGACCTCAAACTCTACTGTAGGGTTAACACTGGCATTAGCGTAAAGCATACCATCTACACCGGTTCCTTGTGGAACAGGAAGACCCCCATTCTCTTTAATAGCAGAATAGGCGGCTTCCTCATTCGAAGTATAACCAGTAAATGGTATTTTTGTGTCGCTATAGACAGTTGTATTGTAAGGGCGTCTCTGAACGTATACAGTGAACTGTACATTTGGAAGTGAGGCAACAGCCCTTTGGATCTGAATATTATTAAGCAACATTTTGTACCTAATGCTGCCCCGAAAGCCCTGAAATGCTTTCACGACCCAATGCAATAGAACAGTGTTACAATAATTGTAAGGTGCGGCAAGTCCTGTAACATCTACAGCTCCTGTTACATTCCCTCTAAGAAAAGGAAATGCAACTCGCTTGCCATTCCATTCACCAACTTCTATGGCATCGCTTACTATTTCACGTCGCCATAAATTGTAACGTTTTAGTAATGTTCTAAATGATAATATGGATTCACCCGTATAAACCATATTTATCATTGCATTATCTTGTTGTCCTGGCCCAACTGTGTCTTGTTCAGCTTGTTGGGGAGCGGACGGCTCGGCTGTGTTTTGCGACTCTGTAACGACCTCAACTCCAGATTGAGGTTTGAATACAAAGTGCTGAAAGTGATCATCAGGTACAAATACTTCGAAGTCATCACCCATCGAAACAAACACATTAATTTCAATGTCATTGGTCACTGAACTATTGGGAGTAGTCAATTCATTCACAACATAAACTCCTACAACACCATTACCTTCTTCTTTGGCGGTGTATGGCACTGTGGAATACATCTGTGTGACTGAATCAAGTCCTGGCATATGATGCGACAATAATGTGGTAGTTTGACCATTTCCAAATTCCAAAGTAAAATCTTGAGTATCTGCAATATCAATGATTTGCAGGTAGTTCGTGTTATACTCATTCGTGTCCAATATGTTAGGATCATAAACAACCTTAATCCTGCCTTTGTGAAAGGCTGAACACACAATTTGAAATCGGAATCTCATAGATCCTGTCCAATATTTAAATGGAAGTGCTGCCATGGCACAAGCTGGAAAGTGAAACGCACTAGGCGTCAATCCATCTTCTGCCCATATAACTGGATCTATGCGTGCATTCCACAATAACGTTTCTGGTGCAGTACCCATGTTCCAAGAGAACTTTGTTAAGTACGACTCTCTCTTAGCAATTTCTTTAATAGATAAAGGATCACTGGATCCCAAACCTGCAATTCTAGGGTCAATAGACAATTCTTGTTTATCATCAACCGTTAATTTCATTGCAGTGTCTGGCACATTTGTTGTTGCCAATGCTGATATGGGATGCAACCTACGTGGTGCAGGATTCTCTGTGACAGTTGGTCTGCAATAACCAAATTGCTTAGCAATCGATGCAACTGCCGTAGCAGCTGTTGAGGTAGCCATAGCAAATGGTCGTAAGGGCGGTACAACTGCCAATGCGTTAGACACTTTAGCTACGGCAGTTGCTGGTCCAGATATAACACCTTCTTTGTTCGCTTCATCCACTTCACTTTCTTTACCACTTTGAGGAGCAAGTGTGTTTGGATCCTGAGAAGTGAGGACTGACATACTAACTTCACTGGCCCAAGCAAACACAGAAATGGTAACTTGATCCGTAGCACCATTGGCATGTTTGAGAGCATTAAGGGATCTGAAAAACAATCTCCCCATATCTCCCCATTGTGCTGTTGGTATGTGTAGGTAATTTTCAAACCAAAAGAAAGGAAGAGTCATTTCACCACCAGTTGATGTTGTAGGATCCAGATAAACGTGTGGTAACTGGGAAAGTTGTACGTTATCTTCCGGAACTAACGCTGCAAATGATGTCAACTTGTCATACCCATCCAGTGGTAGATATCCACAAATAGCTCTTCCATACTGAAAGCCATTGCCATTAATAACTATCTTAACATGCAATTTCGCTTTCAGTAGATTGTAATTCGCAATACGATTAATGACTCTAGGATTATTAAAGTACGCATTCCAAGGACTAACTTGAAAACCTAGCGTAGTTCCAGTACCCCATTCTTCTTCAGCAATCTTAATGGGGCGGCTAAAGAAATTATCTAAAGTCGCATCATCAGAATCTTGTAAAGAGCGCGTAGGGTCCATGACGGATTCCACATCATATCCAAAAGCAGGCATTTGATCCTTGAATTCAATGTTCTGGTGTTTCTGATCGGTGGTCATTTTCATGACCTTTGCATCATCAGTTATACCTGACTGAGGTTCAAAGATTTTTACCTCATTTACTGTAGTCTCATCCAAGACCGTCTCCCTTTCAACAGTGGGAAACATTTCCATCTTTATATTACATATAGTTTTACAATTTTGACCGAACGATTTTGTTAGCACCAACATCTCACACGTTCATTGAGAGTGGTGTGTATATTTCCTGAACACCTGTTCAGGTGGAAATATCGTGTGAAGCCTATACAATGTATATAATATACAAAAACACATAAGTACGGTAACCATACACACAAAACAATTTTGCTTACCATCAGATTTGAAACTGGGAGATATTTAACGTCGTCCCCGACGGGCACATTAATCAGCTTTTGATAAGTGCCTCAGCAACTGAAGTTAGAAAATCAGTGTTTTTGCGTGAAGCAATGACATACCACATTTCAGAATCTGAGATGAGAACTGGATGCCAACCCTTAAGATCTACGACGATACCACATATTTCACTTTCAGGTTGAAGAATTTGCAATGCCTGACAGTACTTTCTTACCTGTCTAAAGCCTTTGCATCTTTGGGATGTGCCTGTTTTGACTTCAACCAAAACGAAATATCGAACACCTTCCACTAAAGTTTCGAAGAGCAAATCAATTTCTCCGATACTTCCATGGAAAAGTGGCGCATTTTTAGCTATGCACTTCAAAGGCATATCAGCTATGACAACATCATAAAGATCTTCTTCTTCAACACCACTTTGAACTGTGAAATTTCTCTGTTCGACTTCTTCTTCTTGTTCAGAATCTCCATACTTGTAGTACCAATCAGCAACTCGTTGTTCATAAGATTCGTCAAGTAATGTACACATGTGAGCAATACCAACTTTGGTTGCTACTTCTTTCATTTGAACTCGACGCTTCTCATATACCTCTTTACCATGATTGAACCACTCACGTAAGGCACCATCAATGTTCTGTGCACATGCTTCATGTGGGGTCAATGGACATCCCTTGGGACGCATATAGCAATGGAGTGATTTAAAAATACTACTGTCTAACAGGGCACCAACACTTACACCTAAAGCTGGATGATGTACGCTGGTTCTCTTTAGAAATTCAAAGTCATCAACTGATAAGTACTCGGTCAATTCACTTTCCTTATCAGGCATAGTGTAAACTTGACCATATTCAGCTAAAAAGTGTGAACAATCTTTTATATTGAATTTGGGATACTTAAGTGATACAGTTCCAATGTTATCATCACCATACGTTCCTATATGCGCAGCATCTCTGAATTTAATCGTCTTGGGATATTGAGAGTAGAAAAAGATTCTCAAATTCAAACTACCACTAATACCATTCAAAATCACCGTCAGTGGATTTCCAGAAATGTGTCCTCCAGTTGTGAGTCCAATCAAGTCACCATTGACAGCAACAAGTGAATAGACTATATCGCCAGCCATTGCAGACATAATGTCAAGATCTTCTTGCTCATACCCCATGGCTTCAGCTAAATCAATTAAGATTCGCAATGAAGCATGCAATAATTGACTAGGAAGTTTTTGATCATACTTACCATAATCACCGCCAAACACACGTTCCTCACCATGATGCATAACATGCTTATAGAATTCATCCCATTCAGGTCCGTGACAATTGATACCGACAGCACATTCTGACGTTAGTGGATTCATCTGTAGCAATCGCGTAACAGGCAAAAAGTACTTTCTGATTAAAAACGTTAGGGATATAGGATTTCCGTAAAATACGCGACACTTCTCCTTAGATGCAGGTAAGATTTCATCTTTCTTACAAGCCTTAGCTACAGTGTATGCGCGTTCTCCACGTCTATAACAATCTTCAACGCGTTTTATTTCCTCCATTATCTCGGGAGTAAATTCACGATTGCAGGGTGCTTCTTTTGTGGGTTCCAGTTCATTGATATATTTCCGTTTTGCTCCTGTTAATGGGAATCCTATTGACGAACTCATATTAATAGAGTCGATAAACTTACATCCTGGGACACCATTGATGTTCTCTTGATCTGTGAGCGGTTTTGCTTGCCACATTTCCTTGGCTGCTAATTCCATCAACGGACGTTTATAGTCCTCTACAGCTATAGCCAGTAATTCATGTGGAAATTGCTTGCCAGGTTCACTGGCGTTTGCCAAACAAGTTTGCCAAGCAAACCATTCTGGTTTCATCTTTGGTGCACCCCAAGTGTTTTCAACTCCTGTAACTTCCTTAATGGCATCTGAGATTGGAGTTTTCCTCACATCAGACCTTGACGTGGTAGCACCAATACAAGAACCATAATAAGCAAATTGAGAACCTTCTGGTAAATAATTCAAAGGACTCTTCTTGTGGAGAGGGTCATTAGTGGTCATTTTAATACCAAGCGACTGTGGTATAAAATTCTCACCTTTACCAGTGATAAGAACACCTTCAATTTCACGCAAACTAGCAATAGCATCGTTGACTTGTTGCAATGTCAAAGTACCGGAACAACCGAATGGAGTGCCAGTTTGACCACCCAAATGAAAACCTGAAATACAAGGGGTTTTCGTATCAGATATCAAAACAGCTCCACAAAGTCCTCCAAATGTATTGATAGTGAGATTCTTATACTCACTTCCAGCAAACACACACGTACCGTTTGAGGTATCTTTGGCAATAGCTAAACCTTTGGCTTGAATCAACTCTCCACTTTTCTGTCTCCACGACATTCGGAAAGGATGATTCACAATGGGACCAGTCGGTAAATACTTCGTAATGTCTTTATATGAACCACCAGTACCCGAATAACAAATTCTAAAATCAGTATCAGGGACTAGCACCGAAGCGGCAAGACACAGTCTAGTGGTAAATTTTCCACCGACAGAGTCTGCATTCTCTTTCCGACAAGTGACATTCAGTGTATCATTTTCTTCAAAATAATGATTCGGAATAAGTAGTACATTCGAAGTCATCATTACAACATTAGCCATCATTACCTCTTTACCATTATCAACACTCGCATATAACACATTTCCCAAAACAGAGTTCTCCAATCGGTCAGGAGTAGTTGTTTTGCAAAAGTCCGTAGTGGGAAGGCTGCGTTTGTAAACTGCAGCCCAAACATTCTTTTCCTTATCTCTTTCCTGGACTTCCTCTGGAGTCTTGGGTTCAAGAGATCCCTGTTTGTCTTGAATAGATTTCCATGCCTTGTAGACGCGTGCAATTGCGTAAAGAGCAGCAACTCCTACGCAACTATAGCACAAGGCTTTAGCATATCCATCTCGAGCATTCTTAACAACCACCGGAATAGAATCATTTCTACGTTTCAGTTCAGATATGAGTGCATAACGTGTTCGGGACTTATTAACAGTGTGACTAAACAAGTAAATTATGATAGCCAAAATAACACCAAATTGCAAATTAAGAAAACATAAAAACAACCCAAGAATAAATGACATTCTCGTGAAGTGTTTACGTCTATTTTGAAGCTCTTCTTTGTAGAACCATTCAATTATCTGCATGCAAGTTTCATTCTCAAAACATTCGGATGGGAGGACACATATCCAATCCCATCTATCTGTGAACTTTTTTGTTTGTTTATATAGGTTTTTAGTAATAACGTTTTCGATCCTATCGGTTAACGATTTTTCATCCTTTTTGTATCTATTCACAAATATTTGACGAGCATGTTCTATGGCTATAGCAGTTTGCAATCCAAATTGTTTATCCATCTTATGATCTGGACAAAAACCTTGAAGGTGTGGACAATTTTCATGCACACACTTAGACATGGTTTGAGTGCGTTTCTTCATTTGATCCATCAAGGCTTGTTGATTTGCTCGATGTATACTCATATATTCTACGGCACATTGGATAGCTTCAACTGATGAAACACCCTTCATTGTCTTATTACGCCATTTAATGGGTTTATATCTCGCAACATCTCTGATGTCATCTGGTTTAATTGCTTGTTCAACATCAATACTCCAAATGTCATCGATTGCAGGAGGACAATATTCACCATCAATTGTGTAAAATTCACGTACTTTAGCTGAGTCAACTCCACAAGTTTTTCTATCGACAACTCTTTGAAATTGCTTCTTACATTTCACGGTAATAACCAAGTCCATACGCCTTTGCACGGAATAAGGACAATTGGAATATGCATAAGCGTCTAAATCCTTCTTATTGGTTGTTACCAATACAATTTCAGGTTCGACGAAACACTTTCCTTTCGCTTCCAATTCAGCTTTTGGTGCATAGAACATTTGATTATTACAGATGTCAATAATGGCTCTCGTTGGAGGTTTTTCGACAAAGTCAGATTTTTCGTTGGCCAAATCATCAAGGATAGCAACAAGCTTATCGCTCGTCCAGTTTGAGAAAAATTTATCTCCTGGATTTAGCGCAGCTCGATATTCCTTGCCGACTGGCAAACCATTACTAACTAACAGTGCATCAAGTAATTGATCGCCAAAAGTGGTTTTGCCTTGATTACTATCTCCAAAGAGCTCGATAGCAAAAGGTGATTTTCTTGTACCTGAACTTATTTTCAAAGTTATGAGTTCATTACTAATCAATTTCATCTTCGTTACTTTGTCTGAAATTATCTTCTTATCAAGCCCACTAAGTGAGAGCATCAAATTAGATAAAGCGTTAATTAAGTTACGAAGTCGTGTACCAAATTCAGCATCAGACATACCAACGATTCTTTCCAAATTACCATTCTTCACTAAATCCCACCACATCAATATATTGGTGTATTCAGTGTCGAGTTCCATGGCAGAAAAGTCGTTTAACAATAATGGTTTAATAGAACGAGTCTTAAAACATAAATATGCACCTTCTACAAAATACGTGACAGTTCCCAAAAGGGCATCTGCCAAGTCAAATGCTGAAAGGTGCTTTTTCATGATTTCTTCATCAAATAACTTGAATCCTCCAATACTAAATGTCAAATCAGACGCATCACACAATCCAAGTGTGACGAGAATGGACATCAGTTTAGAAAATTGACGAAAAGCTTTATTACCTTTTACTAAAGCCCAATTTGATTGAACTTCACGAAGTAAAAGAAGCCAACTGGGATCTGTAGAATTTGATTGCTGTTCGAAAGTTCCATTGTCAAAAACTTCTCTCAGGTATTCCATCACCTGTTTCGTTATTGATGTATCGTAAAAATCGCGGATGTATAAAAACACAGCACTCATAAAGTGCTGATAAGATCCACAATCTTTCAAGTTCACTAACAATGCAACAATCCCTTCAATCTTTCGAAACAATTCATCAGGCAATTCTACATTGGCAAAATCTGCAAGTTCATGAAATTGTTCAGTGAAAGAAGAAAATTGTTCCACACCGAAGTGAGGTTTAAATTTCTTATTTCTCGCATGTTCTTCTTTCCATCTGTCAAGTTTCTTACCATCTTTCTTTTTTAAATACCAATTATCCTTACCGGATGAATTGACACTTCTTCGTACCTTTGGTACGGAATCAGATTTAGAATATTTGTCTTTTGGCGCGTTATCATTATTAAATTCTTTTACGTTTTTAGATTCATTTTTATTTTTAAATTCATTTTTATTTTTATTTTTATTTTTATTTTTATTTTTATTATTTTTATTTTTATTTTTATTTTTATTATTGGATTTATTATTGTTATTTTTAAATTCGTTTGTTTTGCTTTTAGGTTCACTGTTCATGTAATTTATT